CTAACTCGCAGTCAATCCGCTTCGACTTGCTCCCGGCATACGCTTGCTTCAACCCAAGCATGGCTGGACAGGGGTTTGGAGTATAGTTTCCTTTAATATCAATAAGTTAGCTTTGATGTTATTGGCAGTGGTATGATGTAAGTGCGCCGGGGATTTATAACCCCCTTGAGTTTAGGCTTCCCACCTAAGCAAAGGCGCATTAACTTAATCGGGAATCTTTGGGAGAAGATTGTATGGCTATTTATATTGATCCAATTTTGGTCAAAAAGTGTTTTGATTACAGTCCTGCAACTGGCGATCTGAATAGAGTTGCAACGCTAGCAACAAAAGGAATAAAAGCAAAAGGAAAGCGTGTGCATATAGCGCGTGGCGGCAAAAAATATTACAAGCATGGCGTTTTTAATTCAAACGTCTATGAGCACAGAATCATCTGGATATGGATGACAGGCGAGCAGCCGGACACAATAGACCATATCGACGGGGATGGCCTTAACAACAAGTGGTCGAACCTCAGAAGCGTGCAGCACTCTATAAACTTAAAGAATCAAAAGAAACACGTTACAAATACTTCTGGTTATGCCGGTGTTTCATACAGAAAAGACTCTGGCAAGTGGCGAGCTAGGCTGATGGTTGATGGAAAGTCTATTAACTTTGGCGCATTTCCCACACCTGAAGCTGCACATAATGCCAGGCTTCAAGCAGTTAGTGCTTATGGGTTTGATGATAATCACGGCAGGAGACTTACTTGATGGCTAAGAAAGACCCGCGATTAGAAAGAGTGGGCGTAGAAGGCTTCAACAAGCCAAAGCGCACTCCGAGCCATCCTACAAAATCCCATGTTGTCGTTGCCAAAGTAGGCGACGAGATCAAAACGATCCGTTTCGGCCAGCAAGGTGTCAGCGGCTCTCCGGCAACAAAGGGCGAGTCTGAATCAGACCGCAAGCGCAGAGCGTCATTTATGGCGCGGCATAAAAAAAACATCGACAAAGGCAAAATGTCGGCGGCTTTCTGGGCTGCAAAGGAGAAATGGTGATTACAAGCATTTGGATTAAGCCAAGTGGTGTAGAAGTCAAAGTGGACATCAGCAGTTACGAAGCTGCTGCAAGTCTTGGCTGGAAGCCTAAAGATCAACAGCCGGTAGTTGAAGCAAAGAAACGTGGTCGTCCAGCCAAATCAAGGGTGTGACATGAAAGGTTTATACTCAAACATTGCAGCAAAAAAGAAGCGCATTAAAGCAGGTTCTGGCGAGAAGATGCGTAAGCCTAGCACTGCTGGTGCTCCTACTGCCAAATCGTTCAAGCAGGCGGCTAAGACCGCTAAACCGAGGTTTGAATAATGGCAACAGTTGCCCAAGTAGCGAAAGCATCATTGCAAGCGATTCTGGTACAAGCGTCAGAGGCTCCACTGGAAGCTGACGAGTATCAGGACTTTATCTTTGCGATGAACAACTACATGGCATCACTCGCTGCCAAGGGCGTCAACCTTGGTTATACCAATGTATCTACGTTAGCGGATTCCGTTACCGTTCCGCCTGGCGCTATTACTGGATTGATTGCCAACATGGCGATTCAGTCTGTTCCCTATTACGGTGGTGTAGTTACTCCTGAACTTGCGATGACTGCTAGAGAAGGTATGCAGGCAATGCGTCAACTCGGTCAGATCATTACTCCGACCAGACTACCATCTACACTACCGATTGGTTCTGGTAATGAAGAGTCTCTATACGGTTATTCGTCGCACTTCTACACTGGTGACGAGACTGGCATTGCTACTGAAACCAACGGACTAATCGGATTGGAGACATCAACAAATGGTTGACCGTTCGTATGGCGTAAGACAGAGCCAGTTCATTGAAGAGACATCAGTCCCTGCTGGGTCGTCGCTGGGGTTCTTCAATGCCGGCTACAACTACCAAATCACTTATGCAAACTTCCTGTCAGGTCTTGGGGTAACTGGGTCGATTGTGCAGGATGGAAATGTCACCGGCATTCCGGTGCTGGATGTGTCAGGCACTGTAAACAACATCCGCAACCTTGAGAACGGCGCAGGGATTGCGTGTAGCGTGTCAGCAGAGAACGGAATTACAGTAGCTCACAACTTTACTGTCAACGCCACCGGCTCGCCGTTGATGCTGAATACCACAGCACTCAGTCCGACCTTTGTCTCACTGGTCGCTGGTACTGGAATCACTCTAGCATCGGCAAGTGACACGATTACCATCACCAACGCGCCAGCGGCGGCTCAGGTGCGTGGTCAGGTGTATATGCAGGGCAACTCTACTGCGACGGTAATAGCGTCCACTGCTACTCCTGTTCTCGTTGCTGGAACGTGGACTGTTGATCTGTCTACTAACGCAACTTGTACAACAGCAGGTCGGATCACTTACACGGGTGCAACAACTCAGATTCTGACAATCAATGCAGCATTGAGCTTAGACCCAGCCAGCGGCTCTAATCAGAACATACAGGTCTATCTGTACAAGAACGGTGCTGCAATTGCTGGCTCCAGAATAGAATCAAAGATAAACAATAGTGAACACCTAGCAGTTCCGCTTGTGTATCAGATATCAATGGCGACCAATGACTACATTGAGATTTATGTTCAGAACTCTACGGCAACAAATAACATCACGGTAAGCCGAGCTGTATTGAGTATTAACTAATGCCAGCACTTCCCATTACCAACGGGTTTTATGTCAGTCCGTCGCTCCCATTGAGTGCGCAGGAGTGTTTGAACTGGTATCCGAATATCAGTGAGACTGCTGCGCTGTCGCAAGAAAATCTATTCGGTACGCCAGGGATTGTTCAGCTAGTGACTTCTGGGACTATCCAAAATCAGAACCGTGGTATGCACGAAATGTCAGGCGTGGCATATGCGGTGAACGGTGGCAAGCTATACAAGATCGTTGAAACGGTGGTACTTGCTGTTGCATCGTATTCATTAGATGAGCTTGGGAGTATCGCTGGTACTGCGCGTGTATCAATGGCAGACAACGGCACACAACTGATGGTGATGGTACCTGGTGGTAATGGGTACATCTACAACCATGTCACTGATACGCTAGTTCAAATCACGGATGTTGATTTCACTGCCAATGGTAATCCACAGTTTGTAGTGTTTGTGGATAGTTACTTCGTATGCACTACGGATACAAAGAAGTTTATCTGTTCTGCTCCGAATGACGGGACAAGCTGGAACGCTTTGGATTATGGAACGGCTGAGTCTGATCCTGATGTCACTGTTGCTCCCATAGTCTTCAAGAATCAACTATTCATTTCAGGTTCGCAAACCATTGAAGCATTCCAGAATATAGGCGGTGCTGACTTTCCATTTCAAAGAACTGGCCTGTTTATTCAGAAAGGCGTAATGGCTCCATACTCGCTGATAAACGCTCAAGATACGTTTGTATGGGTCGGCGGTGGAGAGAATGAGGGGCCATCTATCTGGGCGCTGTCTGGTAACGACTCGGTAAAAATATCCACAACACCAATTGATAACTTGTTACAAAATCTTACACAGGAACAGCTTCAGGATATTTATTCATGGGCCTACGCTCAGAATGGTGCTTATTTCATAGGGTTCACGCTTCCGTTAAGAACGCTTGTTTTTGACATGGCGTCAAAGAGGTGGCATGAAAGGCGATCATTTCTGGAGGGTGAATTGTCACGATTTCGCGTATCCGATATGTGCAAGGCATACAACCAGATACTGTGTGGTGACTTTGTTGATGGCAGGATTGGGAGAATTGATCCTCTAGTATTTACTGAATACGGGGATACTATTATCCGCCGTGTGTCCACTCAGCCTTTCCAAAACAACATGAAATCAATGTTCGTACCGTCGATTGAATTAACTGTTGAATCAGGTGTTGGCAATGACGCAGTGACCGAGCCAACGATTACAATGGAACGCAGCAGGGATGGGAAGACTTGGTCAGACCCAAGGACAAGGGCTATAGGTAAGATCGGTGAATATGACAGGCGTGCTATTTGGAGGCGCAACGGTCGAGTCTCTCGGTTGGAGGTATTCAGATTTACACTGACTGACGCAGTTAAGCCTGTAATTATCCGGTTGGATGCTGAAATTATCGGCGGTGTGAAATGACGCCATTATTGAATGCGGGACAACCTATCGTTGATGGGTCAGGAAAGATGGCCCAAGCGTTTAGGACATGGACACTGGAAGCATCCTTAAGTATCCCTATTGTCGGCACTGGTTCACCTGAAGGCGTGGTTGAGGCAAGACAGTACCAACTGTATATAAACGCTGCTGGCGCCGCTGGTGCAATTGAATACCGGAAGATGCTCCCTGAGATCGGCGGGGATAGGTTGCAGGGATGGCTATTAGTATGACCGTCCGAAACGCAGGTATAGACGATATTCCTGAAATAATCGAACTTGCCAAGAAGTTTCATGCAGTGTCTGGGTATGAGTACCTTGAGTTTGATTGTGATACGGTTGAGCGAATTGTCATGCAATCTATCGGTCAAGAATTATGCCCAGTTGCTGTTATAGACGGGGAAGTAGTTGGGTTTTTGCTTGGGTTACAGTTTCCCGCATTACTGAACGCAAATATTATGGTGGGAACTGAGATTGCGTGGTGGGTTGAGCCTGGGCATAGAAGCAAACCAATTGGTGTAAAGTTGTTGAAATATATAGAAAAGCAGGCACAAAGCAAAAAGTTAAAATTTTGGTCTATGATGTGTTTGGAAAAACTAAACGCAGACGGGCTAGAAAGTATTTATGAGAGAATGGGATATAAGAAGGCCGAGCGCACTTATATAAGGTTATTCTAATGATGAGGTTATTCTAATGGCAATGGCAACTGCAACAGCATTAGCATTGGGCAGTGCTGGCGCATCCTTGGCTGGCAAGGCTTTGGATCGTCGCGCTGCTGGCAAACAAGCCAATAAAGCCAATGCGGTTTATGAGCAAAGAGCCAACGAAGCTAACGCCGTCAACCAGCAAAGAGCCAACGAAGCTAACGCGTTCTATCGGCAAATGGCCGATGAAGCTAACGTCTTCAACCAGCAAAGAGCCAACGAAGCCAATGTTTTTTATCGGCAAAGTGCTGATGAAGCTAACGCAATGGCTCAGAAAAGAACTGATCAACAGATGGGCATGTTGAATCAAGCGCGTGGATTGATTGGCCCAGCCTATCAACGATCTGGCGACATACGTCAGCAGGCTTTGAATCGAAGCCTGGGGCTTGCTGGTCAAATGTTTGTGCCGCAAATGCAAGCTATGCAAGGTGGGAACTACGCTGCTCAACAGGCAATCCTTGGGGGTCTACCTGCACAACGAGCTGCTTTGCTTGGCGGTAGAATGCCAGCACCAGCACAGGCCCAGATGCTCCCATTTGATCAGAATGCTATGCAGGGATTCATCAATCCTACCGTCCCGAATTTGAGAGGCTGAAATGGCAACTGCGGCTGACATCCAAAACTGGTTTAAGTCCAACCCCGGCGCCACTGATAAGCAAATCTATGCCGTCATGCAGGAAAACAAGGTTACTCCAGAAGCTCTGCAACAAGCGATGGGTTTCAACCTTGCCGAGCTTCAACAGCGATATAACGCAGCGAAAACCGCGTCTACGCCTACAAGTCCGGCAGGCACGGGTAATGCTGCTACGCCTACAAGTCCGGCAGGCACGGCTACGCCTACAAGTCCGCCAGGCACGGTTACTGCTGCGGACATTCAGAACTGGTTCAGATCCAACCCCGGCGCGACAGATTCGCAAATCTATACCGTCATGCAGCAAAACAAGGTCAGTCCAGAGGCTGTGCAACAGGCGATGGGTTTCAACATGGCCGAGTTTCAACAGCGGTATGCTGCTCAGCAAGCCGCTGCTACGCCTATAGGTCTGGCAGGCTATGAACAAGCCGCAGAGAAAGGTTTGTCCGGTGCAACTTCTCAGTTGCAGAGTACGCTGGCAAACATCAACAACCTGTACGGGATAAATATCACAGACCTTCAGAACGCTGCTGCTGGCGCTAGGGGCGATATTACCAAGGGGTATGATGACGCTAGTGGCTATATTACCACTGGGTATGATGACGCCAGGGGCGATATTACGAAGGGGTATGGTGAGGCTAGGGGTTACGTTCAGCCGTTCTACCAAGGCGGTCAAACAGCCTATCAACAGCAGATGGCATTATCAGGTGCGCTGGGCCAAGACGCATTCAACGCTGCGCGTCAAGAATCTCCTTATGAGAAGTTTCTTTTTGAACAGGGCATGAGGTCGAACCTTGCTGGAGCGTCAGCCACTGGTGGTCTTGGTGGTGGTAATGTCCAAAAAGAACTACAGAGATTCGGTCAGGGTCTGGCTTCGCAGGGTCTACAGCAGCAGATCGGTAATTTGAACACGCTATCTGGGTATGGCATGCAGAGTGCTGGCGCTTTGGGCAATCTCGCAACTGGCGAGGCCGGCATGTTGGGCAATCTCGCAACTGGCAGGGCTGGGGCGATGGGCAATCTAGCAACTGGCAGGGCTGGTGCGCTTGCTGATATCGGCCTAAACACTGCACAAAACATTGCCAGTGGGCGAAGCCAACAAGCTGGCTTTGAGGCTAATGTTGGGACGAATATCGCAC